CATGCAGGCACAGTCGGTGTAGGCGGATTGATGCTCGCTAAGATACCTACGGAGACAGTGGAAGAGCGAAATGCTTACTTCGCAAAACAGACCGATCAACAAATGAATGCTGTGGATAACGATCTGATGCGCGAAGAACACCCTGCGATGCCAATCTCGAAAGAGAGAAAGACGCAGGTATCTTTTGGGCGAGGCAACAAATCAACGTAGCCTCATTTTGATTGTGTTTAACTAGGAGATTCAAAAATGGCTAATCAAGATGCCGCTTTTGGAATGCGTCCAGTTCGGATGATAGGGGGCGGCCCCTACACTGGCGGACAAAGCCGATATCGAATCGCCGCTAACTATGGTACCAGCATCTTCCAAGGAGATATGGTTGCCCAGGTTACTGGTGGTACGGTAGAGGTTCACGCCGACGGAGGCACTGTGCCTATCGTTGGTGTGTTCAACGGTTGCCAATACACTGATCCCACGACAAGTGAGCAAGTGTTCAGCAACTTCTACCCTGCAAGCACCAACGCTTCGGACATTATCGCTTTTATTATCGATGATCCGAATGTTGTGTATGAAGTTCAGGCTGATGACACGTTCCCAGTTGCTGACCTGTTCGGCAACTTCGATATCGTGTACACCAGTTCTGGCAGCACCGTTACAGGTATCTCTGGCGCTGAGCTAGATGTAGCAACAGGTGCAACCACAGCTGGCTTGCCAATTAAAGCGATTGATATTTCTGCTGATCCAGAAAACTCAGATGTCGCCACGGCGAATACCAACGTTCTCGTTGTTATTCAGAACTCAATCTACGGCCAGAAAGGCGCCGGCTTAGCATAGGAGGCTAACTAATGGCTATTTCAAGAGCACAATTAGCCAAAGAGCTAGAGCCTGGCCTCAACGCTTTATTTGGCATGGAATACGCTCGTTATGAAAACGAGCACGCCGAGATCTTTGAAACCGAAGCTTCAGACCGCGCGTTTGAAGAAGAGGTGCTGATCGTAGGCTTTGGTAACGCTCGTGATAAATCTGAAGGGCAGGGCGTTGCATACGACCAAGCTTCTGAAGGTTTCACTGCACGATATACGCACGAGACTGTTGCTTTGGCGTTCGCGCTAACCGAGGAAAGTGTAGAAGATAATTTGTATGACCGCCTTGGTGCGCGTTATACGAAGGCTCTTGCACGAAGCATGGCACACACCAAGCAGGTGAAGGCTGCAAACGTATTGAACAATGCGTTCTCTAGCTCTTTCACTGGCGGTGATGGCAAGTCACTTGTGGCTACCGATCACCCACTGGCTGGTGGTGGCACCTTCTCAAATCGTCCATCTGCATTTGCAGACTTGAACGAAACGTCACTGGAGAATGCGTTGATCAGCATCTCTACTTTTGTGGATGATCGAAACATGATCTTGGCTCTGCAAGGAACCAAGCTTGTTGTTCCGCCTCAACTGCAATTCGTAGCTGATCGTCTGCTGGAAACACCAGGGCGCGTTGAGACTGCGGACAACGACATCAACGCAATCAGGAACATGGGTCTGCTGCCTCAAGGCTATGCAGTCAACCACTTCTTGACTGACACTGATGCGTTCTTCGTACTGACCGACTGCCCAGATGGCTTCAAGCACTTTGAGCGCAGCCCGATTGCGACTTCTATGGAAGGTGACTTCAACACTGGTAACGTGCGCTACAAAGCCCGCGAGCGATACAGCTTCGGCTTTAGTAATCCGCGCGCAGTGTTCGCTTCACAAGGCGCATAATTGTTCCACATGGAACAGTAGGAAAGGGGCACTTGTTGCCCCTTTTCTTTTTCTACTGTATAAGTATTTCATCCCTGACAGGCGCATACCGTGCCTGACACTAGCCAAGACAGGAGATAACCATGGCTAATACGACTTTTTCGGGTCCAGTCCGATCAGAGAATGGATTTAAGTCCATCAGCAAAGACGCAACTAGCGGTGCGATTACCGAAATCACCACCTATGGTGGGGCGCCAGTTAGTCTTTCAGACGGCAATGTAACCCTAACTAACGCAACTCACAGCGGCAGGATTCTCCTTGTTCCAGATGGTGGCCAAGATAATACTTATACGCTTCCGGCTCCTGTTGCTGGATCTGTTTTCAAGTTTGTATACGCTGGCGGCGCTGCTGATGCTACGGACGCGCTTATTGTTACTCCCGGCAACACTAATTTTTATATTGGTGGTGTTACTTTCCTAGATACAGACGGCAACGAAGTTAGCTCAGTATTCTCTGATGGAAACTCCAACAGCAGCATACAGTTGAATGTTCCTGCTGGCTTTGAGGTAACTATTGTTGGCATAGATACGACTAACTATCAGATCTTTGGAAATGTAACGAGCACTACTGCGCCTGCTTTTGCTGACCAGTAATAGGAGAGCGAGATGGCTGATACAGTCACATCACAAACAATTCAGGATGACAATCGTAAAGCTGTCCTGAAGTTTACGAACATCAGTGATGGCACTGGCGAAAGCGCAGTAACCAAGATTGATGTCAGTGCTCTTCAGGCAAACAGCAAGGGCGATTCCTGCACAGAGGTGGCGATATCAAAGATCTGGTGGCAGTGTGTTGGCATGGGCGTTCAGCTTCTGAATGACGCAACCACAGACACATTGATCATTGCCTTATCTCCAGACTCAAACGGTATGCACGATTACACACCGTTTTCTGGAATACCCAATAACGCAGGATCAGGTAAGACTGGTGACGTTCAGTTCACCACGATTGGTGCGAGTAGTGGCGATACATACACTGTGATCCTTGAGGTCATAAAGAGTTATTAATGGCCACTTCTGGAAGCAGAGACTTTGAGCCAGATGTTGCGGAATACATCGAGGAAGCATTTGAAAGATGTGGCCTTGAGTTCCGCACTGGCTACGATGGTGTAACTGCAAGAAGATCCTTGAACCTCTTGTTCGCTGACTGGGCAAACAGAGGCTTGAATCAGTGGACGGTAACCAATAGCACAACCACGCTAACAACTGGTGATGAGTTCATTGACCTGTCTGCAAGTACGATTGATGTGTTGGATGTTGTCATCAGAAGAACTGAAGGCTCAACGACCACAGATATCACTATGGAGCAGATAGGAAGGTCTGAGTATTACAACATTCCAACCAAATCTACTAAAGCAAGACCTACTCAGTTCTTTCTTGATAAGCAGCTAACACCTCGTCTTTACATATGGCCAGCATCAGAAAACTCTACAGATCAGTTGATTATCAATCGCCTGGTTCGTATTGAAGATGCAGACGCTAGTGTAAACACAGTTGATGTGCCTTTTCGATTCTATCCCTGCTTGGCAGCAGGCTTGGCCTACTACATAGCGTTAAAGAAGGCGCCTGATCGCGTGCAGATGCTCAAAGGTTTTTATGAAGAAGAGTTTGCTAGAGCGGCTGACCAAGACCAGAGCAGAGCATCTCTGACGATATCTCCGGGTCTTAGATCTAGGTTAGCATAATGTCTTTTGCTTCTGGCAAGTATGCAATTGCCATATGCGACAGGTGTGGCTTTCAGTATAAATACCTAGCTTTAAAAAAAGAGTGGACAGGTTTTCGCGTCTGCAATGAATGCTATGAACCAAAACACCCGCAGTTAGAGCCAATTCATAATGTTTCTGACCCAGAAGCTTTGCGTTTCCCTAGGCCTAATCTTTCTCCTGATGTGGTTGCCGGGGCAGGTGTTGTAAGAACCATCGATGATAATCAGATGATGTCTACCACAGGTGATCCGATAGGTTCAGAATTCAACATAGATGGCGCAACTGGCTCTGTCGGAACAGTAACGGTGGTGACAACATGAGTTTTACATTAGCGACACTGAAGTCCACGGTTCAGGATTACTGCGAAACTGCAGAGACTACGTTTGTAGCTGACCTTGATACATTCATAAAGGAAGCTGAAGAGCGCATACTGAAGAATGTAGAACTTCCTGTGTTCAGAAAAAACGTCACGGGTAATGCAACAACAGACTTTCCGTACTTAGCTACACCATCAGATTTCTTGGCGACATATAGCTTGGCTTTGATCGTTAATAGCGTTTACACCTATCCACTGTTCAAGCATGTGACCTTCATCAGAGATTACACACCAAACGCAACAACAACTGGGCCAACAAAGTACTACGCCCTGTTCGATGACAACACTTTTCTTCTTGGGCCCACGCCAGACTCTGACTACACATACGAACTGCATTACAAGTATCGACCTGCATCACTGACAACAACATCGGGATCAAGTACGACCTGGCTCTCTGATAATGCGCCCGATGCTTTGTTGTACGGCACACTTGTAGAAGCAGCTACTTTCTTGAAAATTCCTGAAGAGGCGGCTCAGTATGAGCAGCGATTCATGATGGCTATATCTGCTCTCAAAAAGCTTGGCGAAGGTTATGGCGCAAGAGATGAGTATAGATACGATATTGCCAGGGGGTAAGATTGTCTTTTTTTGAAGCGCCTGCTCTTGAGATAGGCAATGTTTTAGTGGCAACGACTCAAGACAAAGGGCATGACCCAGAGTTTTGGGCAAAGGCCGCTGCGGATAGGATTGTGAGTGTTGGTGGAAACTGCCATCCTTTGATTGCTCAGCAAGCAGAGGCTTTTAAGAAATCTGTAGAAGCAACTGCGGTGTTTTACATCAAAGAGGCTATCAAGAGCGATAGAACAACTTTGATCGCAGAACTGGAAAAACAAGGCCATGCTGACATGGCAAACATAATCAGGAGTCTGTAATGGCGATAACGACAGCAATGTGCACAACCTTCAAAAAAGAAATCTTGGAGGCAGTTCACAACTTTAAGAACACAGGCGGAAGCACATTTAATCTTGCGTTGTACACAAGCTCTGCATCCCTAGGCGCAAGCACCACGGCGTATACAACATCGAATGAGATATCAGGCACCGGCTACACCGCCAAAGGTGCATCACTGACTCGTGTTGATCCAAGCAATGATGGCACCACTGCGATAACAGACTTTTCTGACTTGACGTTCTCCTCTAGCAGCCTGACCGCACGAGGCGCATTGATCTTTAATGACAGTGCCTCTGGTGACCCGGCAGTTTGCGCTTTGGATTTTGGTGCAGATAAGACTTCTAGTTCAGGCGACTTTACGATTCAGTTTCCCGCAGCTGATGCATCTAACGCGATTATTCGCATTGCTTAGGATGTTGTGGCCAAGCAGGTTCAGCAGAAACGTATGACTGAAGAAGAATATCGCCGCTGGTTAAAACAACAGAAAGATCGTCGTCATAATCAGTAGGGTATAACGTGTGGCAAATGTTACAGGTTGGGGCAGAGGCACTTGGGGCCAAGGCGCTTGGAATGAAGCGATACCTGTCGAGGTCACAGGTGTTGCAGGTACTGGCGCGGTTACGACTGTCACGGTCAGCGCAGACGCAAATGTCACTGTCACAGGCGTTTCTGGCACAGGGGCAATCGGGTCAGTCACAATCGTCCAGGGTGCGGGTATCAACGTATCTGTCACAGGCGTGGCGGGCACTGGATCTGTCGGAACGGTTACTGTTACCGGCGGCGCGAATGCTGCTGTTACTGGGAGTTCTGGGACTGGAGCGGTTGGTTCAGTTACGGTCACTGGTACGGCGAATATTTCAGTCACTGGAGTCCAAGGTGACGCCGATGTTGGAAACGTTACCGTTGCAGCAGATGCAAACGTTTCTGTCACGGGCGTTTCGGCGACAGGAGCGATAGGGTATTTCCTTGTTTATGGCATCATAAATGATGGCCAAAACCCTAACTGGGGTACTATAACGGATAGTCAAACACCGAGTTGGACTGCTGTCACCGACAGTCAAACTCCTAATTGGGAAGAGGTAGCTTAAATGGCAACTTACGTTAACGATCTGCGCCTGAAAGAGATTGCCACTGGCGACGAGGCAGGCACCTGGGGAACCAGTACAAACACCAACCTTGAGTTGATTGCAGAGGCATTTAGTTTTGGCACCGAAGCTATTACGACGAATGCTGATACTCATACTACTACTATTGCTGACGGGTCTACTGATCCGGGCCGCTCAATCTTCCTCAAATATACTGGCACTCTTGATTCAACTTGCACCATCACTATAGGGCCAAACACGGTCAGCAAACTGTGGTTCATTGAAAACGCAACCAGCGGATCACAGAGCATCATCATCAAGCAAGGCAGTGGTGCCACGATCACGATACTTAATGGTCAGACGAAAGCGATTTACAGTGACGGCGCAGGCTCTGGTGGCGCGATGGTGGATGCGTTTACTGATCTATCCGTCCCATCGTTTTTTGTATCAGGCGACTTGG